CTCCAGCTTTCGCTCCTCGGCAAATACCGAGGTCTGGGCTGATTAGGCCCTGAGTGTGTAGATCGTTATCTTCTTGTATCCGGCTACCCCGGGCAAGGAGAGTGCTTTCGCACCCTCGTCACCATGAGGCAAAGGTAAAGGCGCCGGACCCTCTCCGCCTAAGCCAGGCGTACGCCCAGACCGCTGGAAACGGTACTGGAACGCTAGCTTCGACAGGTTTGACTCATCCGCTTTTGGCGTCAGGTCAAACTCCCATTTCTCGGCCGAACGCCGATAGATGGTATATAGAGGAATCACGTACTCCCCGCGCTTGAGACCTATGCGGTCTTTCGGCGTTCGGGTAACGTACGAATCAAAGAAGTAGCCACTGTAGCCCATTCGGTCATATTTGGCAGGCCTCCGCTTCGGATGTTCTCCGATTAAGTGGCCATCGCCATACCCATCTGGGCCCCACAACTTCAGGTCAGGGTGGATATAGGACTCCACCTTCTTAGACATACTGAAATTGCCTCGCCTTACATAAGAATTATGTAAGACGAAGAGGCTTTGTCCGTTTACCCATCCGTCTTGATAGATGGGTCGGACATCGATACCCCAATAGTAGTCCTTTCCACAGGATTCCCTAAAGAACCCTTTGTGGTACGACTTCTTTAAGTTCACAACAAACCCAAGAGCAGTCAGGACCTCAACTAAGAGGTCATAGCTCTTGGCAGGTACAACGATATCATCGCCGTACACTGTTGCCTGACTGTCTTCGCGACAGCATGCAGCAGCGAGACCCCAGAAAATCAGGGTCTCCAGGGGGAAGGTAAAACCATTCCCCATTGAAGAGAACTTCTCCTGTCTGATAATCCTGCCTCCCGGCAGCATTACATTAGACGAGCGCGCTCTGTTAAGGAGCGAAGCCCAGTCAAGAGGAAGAAGCTCAAACACAACCTCTCGCGAGACTGTGTCCGAGGCGGACGATAGGTCCAGGGTTGCTAAAGCCCCGGTTAAGGACCCCTCCATCGCACGGCGTTGATTCACCGTTTGATCTCGGATGTCCACACCAACTGCCGCAAGACGGCGGGCCATCACTTTCCCGATACCTGCCTGAACCATTACGTTCAAGCCAGGCTCGGTACAGATCGACCTATAAGTCTTCGCAGTTTTGGGGACGAAGCTAAGTTTTGCTGGTATGATCTCCAGCTCTACTAGGCTCCACTCGTTTTCATCTTCATCAATCCTATCACGGAGAGAGTGGATGTCGACGAGGTGGGGCATCTCTTCCAGCAGGTATTTAGCCCAATGGGAGAGATCTCCGCTACACTGAAGCTTCTCCGCAAGTTTGCGGCGAACAGAAGCTTCTGATTTCCTGGTGCCACGAGTGCCGCCAGGTCCGAAGCGTAGGTCTAACTCCCCGATTGTGGGGACATCACCTAGTACGCGCGCGATTTTCCGCTGTGCAGCGTGGATAACGCTGGCAACGCGAGGCTTGAACATAAACAAGCCCCGGCGCGCATCTTTGATGATGCTGTTAGTTTGCCTACATAGCTCTTCGGCCTCGAGGAACTTCTTCATTGCAACCTCTTCCTTGTCAAAGCCTATTTCTAGATCTTCAACTTTCTGGAAGTAAGCCAAGGCTTGTCGGCATTCCATGATCTGGTTTGCCTTAGTTTCCATGACTTGCTGCAATGTCGAAGCATCGACAGGACCCGCATCAAAGTGGTTTCCCACCCAGCGCGGATCTTCGTAGTCGATCTCGAACTCACATAAACCACGCAAACCTTCGTTGGACCAACTCTTTCGAATCAGTTCGACGATTTCGTGGCCTATCGCCCCGCCCTTACGAGCGTGTGAGTAGGCTAATTCCCTGAACAGATCAACC